TAAATATATCGAGTGGTACAGTTGTTAACACAATTACTGTTGGTACCTATCCAAGTGGAATTTCATCGGATGGAACAAACGTATGGGTTACAAACTATGGTGAAGGCACAGTATCACAAATAAATATATCGAGTGGTGCAGTTGTTAACACAATTACAGTTGGTAGCTATCCAAATGGAATTTCATCGGATGGAACAAATGTATGGGTTGCAAATAATGGTGAATACACAGTATCACAAATAAGTATATCGAGTGGTACAGTTGTTAACACAATTACAGTTAGTAGCTATCCAAATGGAATTTCATCGGATGGAACAAATGTATGGGTTACAAATAATGATAACACAGTATCACAAATACAAATCTTTTCATTTGTAGATTTAAGTACTATATTTTATCCATATTCAACCGGAGTGTCAGCATCAGCTACTGGATTTAAAGTTAAAAATTATGCCGGTATTACTGGAAATAATTTAGATTTAAATCAAATATTCGCAAATAATACAGGAACAACATACGCACAACCAACATACTATATAGTCGAAAATTACGCAGGTATTACAGGAAATAATTTAGATTTAAATCAAATATTTGAACCATTATAAAATGACACGCATTTTTACCATTTTGTTTTTTTAACCGTAATTTTTGGTCCTTGACCTCTCTTCTTAATATTATTAGGGTCATATTTTTCGTCTTCATCATCCGAACCCATATTTTTAGATAGTTCCCAGAATTCTTTTGAACCTAATTTAAAATCATTATGACTATCCGCTTTATACCAAAATACCTGGTCCTGCAGTTTATTTGATTTAGCATTATTGTTTATCACTAAACACTCATAATTTTCGGTACACTGGTCCATAACTTGACAAAAAGATTCAAATGTAGGAAACATACCAGCATAGTTGTCAAAAATTCTACGACGATTTGCTATATATGGTTCTCTCAAAATAAAAACATAATCTATATTTGTTCTTAATGATGGAGGTATACCTAATGGATACTGCATAGTAATAATTAACATTATCTTCCAGTGACGACCATTCATAAACAAAAGACGCATCATTTTATCTCTCGACCAGGTATTATCATATAAACAATCATCTAATATAGCAAATGTTCTCGGGTCTATTGTACTACGCTTAAATGATTCCATCTCTTTCTTTATTTGTTTTAAAATTGTTTTTTGCCTTTTCAATATGTTCTCTACTATTGCTGTATTATATTCATTATGAATAAACAATTTAGGAACCATTCTTCCATAAAAACCGTTACCTTCTTCTGTTCCTGATATCACACTACCTACTGGAATATCCTGATGATAATATAACAAATCCTTTACTAAAAAACTTTTACCAGTATCACGACGTCCGATTAATACAACAACAGGACCTTTATTTTCATTAGGCTTAAAACTAATGCTTTTCATATCAAATTTTCTTAAATCTAATGACATTTTGAATATTATAAATGTTATTATATTTTTATATCTTTATATATAATTATTTCTATAATACATATTTCATAAAAATTAATATTTTTAGACTTACGCAAAATATTTAGAATATATTAAGTTAAAATTATTTGTTTTTTTTATTTTAATTACCTAATAATATGTCTAATACTACATCTATAACAAATGATAGTGAAAATTCATTCGGCATTCATTATCAAAAAAGAAAAAATATAGAATTGTTTAATAATTTAGAAAAAATAGCAAATGTTTCTAAATTGCAGAATTATATACCTATTTATTCACTCTTTTTCTCTCTAAACACACAAAATTACAACAACATAAACCTTAATAATAAATGGTACATTAGTGATGTTTATTCTCTTTATGATTCTGATAGCGAAAGTGAAATTGAGAGTGAAGAAAACAACGAAGATTCTAAAAATGATACTTATGATGAAGAATCTAGTAATGAATTAACAACTTACATTAATCAGTGTTTATTTAATTGTAAAATAAACAACATAAACAACAAAAAATCAAAAGACAAAACTGTATTTATTAAATTTGCACCATTATTAGACCCTATTAAGTTTTTAACAGGCAAATATGAGCCAATTAATTTAAATGATACCGAAAAAAGTTATTTATATAATTTACCTTCTATTCAACATGAAGATAATATCCAAGTTCATCCAAAAATAATAAATACAAACAATACCGCATATATAGATAGTTTTTTTGTATATTTATCTAGTATGTTATTACATAATTGTGGATTTTTACATGGATTAGATTATTATGGCTCTTTTTTAGGTGTTAAAAGTAATTTTACTATTAATGTTTATGATGATTTAGATTATTTGTCTCAATCAGAATATTTTAATAAAAACAAAAACATATTATTTGAAGTAGATGATGAAAATTATGAATATGATAATGAAAATAATAACATGTATTCTTCTAAAAATTTGAAAAAAATAGTAATAAACAATAATGACGAAATTACAGATATTAAAATGGATGAAATTGAAGAGACAATACAATTATTAGACGATATATTTGTTGATAATAATACTAATAGTGATAACACTTTAACAGATATGATGATGGATGATTTACTTATTCAAAATATTAATAATCCTACAGAAACTATAAAGACTTCATTAAAATCTTCTTCTTCGTGTTCTTCGAGAACTTCTTATACTTCTCAATCTGTTTGTTCCGATACAAGTAGAAATAGTTCACCGAGAGAAACTATGAATGATTGTAATGTATGTGGCGATGATATTCCAGATTTAATTGATTTGAATGAATTACAAGATAAAAATTATGAAAATGATATGAACGAAACTATACATGAAAATAACATCGTAGAGAGAAAAGAAGATACTTATAATATTTGTAATTCTTATGAAAATAATAGTAATAATACTTCTACTTCTGGTTATGATAATGAAAGTGAATATATAGAAGCTAGAATTCCACAATTTCCAGTCCAACTTATTTGTATGGAATTCTGTGAAAATACATTTGATAATTTAATAGCAAACAATAATTTAACAGAAGAGGAATGGTTTTCTGCTTTGTTACAAATAATAATGATTTTATTAACCTATCAAAAAACATTTTCATTTACACATAATGATTTACATACGAATAATGTTATGTATAATCCAACGGATAAAAAATATATTTATTATTGTTATAAAAACAAATATTATAAGGTGCCTACTTTTGGTAGAATTTTTAAGATAATAGATTTTGGTAGAGGAATATATAAATTTAAAGGAAACTTATTTTGCAGTGATAGTTTTCAGATTGGTGGAGATGCAGCAACACAATACAATACGGAACCATATTTTAATGATAAAAAACCGCGTATAGACCCTAATTATAGTTTTGATTTATGTAGATTGGCATGTTCTATTTTTGATTATTTGGTGGATGATATCACAAATGTTAAAGAATTAGAGAGAAAAAATCCTGTTACAAAATTAATAGTTGAATGGTGTTTAGATGATAAAGGAATTAATTTATTGTATAAAGCGAATGGTGAAGATAGGTATCCAGAATTTAAATTATATAAAATGATTGCACGTTGTTGTCATAGTCATACTCCAGAAAATCAATTGTCTAGACCCGAATTTTCAAAATTCGTTGTTCCATATAATTCTATATCAAAAAATAAAAATATAATAGATAATCTAATTAATATAGATAAAATGCCTAATTTAACAAAATAAGATAAATTTAGAAATAATTAATATTTTTATATATATAAAAAATATAGTCTCATTTATATATATTTTTTAATGTCATCATTTGGATTTATAATAACTCGTCATGTTAATTCAGAGAGAAGTAATAAATATTGGAATCGTTGTATTTCAACAATACGATTATATTATCCAAAACATAAAATAATCTTAATAGATGATAATAGCAATTATGATTTTGTAGTTAAGAATTGTGATGATACTAATGTTGAATATATCCAATCTGAATTTCCAGGAAGAGGAGAATTATTGCCTTTTTATTATTATTTTCATAATAAATGGTTTGATAAAGCTGTTATAATACATGACAGTATGTTCTTTCATACAAGGGTGCCATTTGGAGCTATTAATTTACCGGTTATTCCTTTATGGAATTTTATATCCGATGATGAAAATATTAATAATTCAATACGTATTACAAATGGATTAAACAATAAAAGTATAGTTCAACAATTATTAAATAATAGTAAAAATAATAATAATAATCAAGTAAAGTTACTTACTAGAAAAGTTAATTGGAATGGTTGTTTTGGTATAATGTGCGTTATTACACATGATTGTCTTAACCACCTACAATCTACCTTTAATTATTTAAATTTAGTTCATTATATAAAGACTAAACAAGATAGATGCTGTCTCGAGAGAATATTTGCGTGTATGATACATTCACAGTATTCACATTTAAAAGCATTTCCCTCTTTATTTGGTAATATATTTAATTATTTAAGATTTGGATATTCTTATGAAGAATATATAAATGATGTTAAAAATAGAAATATACATCGTCCTATTATAAAAGTTTGGAGTGGAAGGTAATCTAATATTAAAATCCTGGATTATCTGTAAATACATTTTGAGAGACTGGTGTTCCTCCTTCTATATTTTTTATAACTGGTGATATTTGTTCTATTAAATAATATCCAATTATTACACTAAAATAAACTAATAATGTGTCGCGTATTAAAAACTTCAAA